GTCTGGCAATATGTTTGCATCAAATATTGCTTGCCCTAAATCACCACTTGAATAAGCACCTTCTGGAGCCGAAGCAAGAAATTGTGCTTCTGCTGAATCAAAAACAGGAGACTGTATAGCCTCTGAAACAGAGCCATAATCAGATAAACGAGTAACTGGCATATCGGGTAAAAGCGGTTGATTAAAGCCAGACTGTACTGGATTTACACCAGAGGTTAAATCTCCAACTCCACTTACATCTAATACTGAGCCCGCATTACTAGCGGTATCTAGTCCAGTATCCATAGCAAAAGATTGAGCATAAGAAGGTATTAATGCTGCACCAGTAGCACCTTTATCAGTTAATCCTTGACCAAATCTTGCAGCTTTTCCAGACAAACCACCACCTTTACTCATGCCGGCTGTTATAGCAGACATTAAACCTTGTAGTGCAGAATCTCTAGCAAAAGAACCTGTAAAATCATCTTGTGCTGACGCCTGTCTATCTAACCCCGCTTCTCCTAAAAACTCACTACCACCATATCTCATCTCCTCATCAATATCAACATCATCGCCATAACCAAGTTTTTTACCACCAAAAGCACCTAGTCCGGTTCCTAAACCAGCTATGAGTGGTAGTGCCAATCCTCCTGTGCTAACACCTAAAGCACCCGCTATTGCAGATGCTAATAAACCACCCGCTAAACCACCAGCAGAACCAAAAAGTTTTGACCTACCAGCTTTTTTATTTGCCTCATCTAGTTGCTCTTGTGCATATTGAGCAGCCTCTCTTCGACTTCTTAACCTTCTTAATTGAGCTAAAGCTGGAGATACTCTTCCGCCTTCTTGATAAGGCACAGGTTTAAATGTTCTTCCTAACAATGTATTCATAATATCTCCTTTAAATATACTAAACTATACATAATATCTTTTAACGTTTTTTTAATCCTATATAACCGCCATAAAGTTCATCATCTGTAGCAGTTGGTGCCCAATATATAATTAAATGTTGTGTTGAAGAAGAAGTAAAATTAATAGAAACTTCTCCTCCTATTGTGCCTGTGCCAAGAGAGGCAGTTGTTGCACTATCAATACTACCTTTATAAGCAGCTACTGAGTTGTTTGTGTCGCTACCATAAAGATAAAACGAAATAGCTGTGTGCCCTCTTGGTATTTCATAACTTGCATAAGCTTCAAGGTCTGCGTTATTAGCAACAATACTACCACCATTGTCAACGACCTGTAACATTCTTGCTGAATCATCATTACCTAAAAAGTCAGTTGGAAATATTTTAATTTGATTATATCCTTGATAAAAATTTTTATTAACAGTTAGGTTTCCAGAAACAATTAAATCTTTTTCAACATATTGGTCTCCATTAGCAGACATAAAAGATTTCCAAAGTTTACCAAATTTTTTTTTATACAAAGCTAATTGTCCATTTGGTTTTCTTTCTATTGCAGTTTGACCATCAACCATTGAATTTATTGAAGGCTTACCAGAATATTCTAATGAACTTTGTTTTGTGTTTATTAGTGTTCTTACTATTCTATTTTCCGGCATTAAGAAACCTTTTTTGTTCGTAATATTCTATACTCAATACTCATATCGTTTATTTCATATATGCCAGCACTAGGATGTTCAAATTTTATTTGTAAACTTTGACAAGAAATAACAGAAGAAGGTGTAAGTGTTACTACATCCCATTTATTAGATGTGTTTGCAAAGTTACCTGTAAATGTTCCTCCACCATCACCGCTAAAATTTTGTTTACCATCAACAGAAAACTTAAAAGGTGTAGTTTGAGCACCATTAGATTTATAAGTTACATAAACAGCATAAACTTTTTTAACTAAACCCGGACTTCCAAAATCAATATCTTTTGTAACAAACTCTTGATTGTCTTGCGATGTTAATACAGGTATGTATTTATAAAATTCTACATCAGAACCATTGTCAAGACCTATTGTTAAATTATTATTCCAATCACTTATAAAATTAGTATATAAAGAACTTTCTGTAAATAAGTTATCATTAAATACCCAAGAGCGATTATCAAAATCATATATCCAAGCTTGATTAGAATTAATACTTGCGTTCTTAGGACTTCTAAACATAATCAAAGAATTGTTCGTAGCATCATAACCAATCTGAACATCTTTTTGTACGGCAGAGCCTCTAAACCAAGTAGACCAACTAACATTAGATTCTTGATAAGAAGCTTCTGATACAGCCATTTTTCTTTCTGTTAAATTTTTTGTTGATTGACCATCATATAAATAACATCCATTATCAGAAACCCAAGCTATTCCATATTTTGTTTTTGTAACACTATATGGATATTCAACTCCATAATATTTTATTGTATCTTCTAAATACCAGTTAGAAACACTAGGACTGGTAATATTAATTACATGGACTAAATTGTTTTTAAAAGCAAGCAATCTATCTGCATAAGATTCTAATGCAGTATATTCTCCATAATCACCAGATGATACATCTATATAGTTAAAGTTTAAAAAAGTATCAAACTTGTTTATTTCACTATACATAATCCTGTCACCATACTTTACAACATCTCCAGATTGACCTTTTAATCTAACATTTGCTATAAAAGTTCTTCTATTAGCAACAACAGAAGATTGATAACCTTCATTAATACCACCTATTGATATAAAATCTACATCTGGAGAAAAACCATTTATTGACGTATAGGTATCTAAATTAGGACTTATCGCATTTCCGGCTGCATCTCCTATAACAGCATATCCTTTACCATCTTGATATACCCAAGGTTTATGGTCTCCATCAAGCGTTGTTCTTACCCCCTTAACTATATCTATATCTGCTAACAAAATTAAATCATCATTAGTCTCTGCTTTTCTAGTATATATTCTTCCACCACTTACTCTTGCATTGTAAGCTAAATCAGCATAAACAGAAACTCGCATTGATTTATCTATTTGAGCTGTAAAATCTAAGGTGTATCTTGCAATAGTTGACCCTCCATCACCTATAGGAACAGGTAAAGACTCTTGAGCTCCATCATAAATAAATGTTTGATAAAACTCGTATGTTTCAGATGCCCAAGTTCCAGAATCAGTACCAGAGGTAACTGCTAAATTCCATCCAACACCTCGTTCCAAAATATTTCCATCATGGTTGCTATATGACAATGCACTATTTAAACGACCATAATCTCTTTGATATGTAACCGCACTACCTGTACCATCTGATTCTTTTTTGCAAAATAAAAATTCTGTTGGGGAGGAACCTAAAGCAGTATCTATTGATATAACTTCTCCTACAGTTGCTTGGTCATTAGCAAGTTCATCTGCTGTTGTTTCAAATATAAAACTATTTGTTGTTGCGTTATGTGCCCCTTGAAGTCTTAATCCTGTTAAAGAGCCACTAACATCTGCTTTCTTTTGAATAGCAAGACCTCTGTTGTTTTGATAATAGTTTGCTGCTGTTGCAATCGTATGATTAGCACCTCCAAAGCTATAGCTAAAAGCACCAGCCATTTTGGGTGGATTTAAATTATTAGGGTGTTCTTGCCATTCTGCAAAAGATAATGCAGAAGATAGTTGAAATTGTTTTCTTTGTATAAAACCAAACCATTTTGTTCTGTGTTTATTAGAATTGTTTGTATTGCAAGTTCTTAACGCTTTGTCTACAAAATGATATATGTATCTAGCATTATCACCTGTTAAAGTAGGATTTATTGCACTTGCTGTCCATCCATTATCTTTAGTGCTATAGCTAGTAGTTGCATTGTTTGACCATACAGCAACACCAGCAGTATCGTCTGGGTTTCCTAATGCTATTAACTTATCACCGGGTGCCCTTGCCACATTTATAGCTGGAGTAAAAGAACCTGTAGTGCTCTCATTGACTAAAGGGGTTCCTTTTAACACATAATATATATCCATATCTGCAAAAGTTAAAGTCACGTTAGTTGCACTTCCAGTTGGTGTTTTACTAAGAACAAAAGATGTTGAGTTTGTAATAGAAGCTATGTGACTACCAGCCGGTATTCCAGAACCAGAAACAGAAAGACCAGCTATAATTTGACTATTAGCGTCATGTTGAATTGTTGTGTTTCCACTTGTTGTATCGCAAGTATTATCAGTAAAAGAAGTTCCTATACCGCTAGCTGTATTTAAAGAATTAACAACTTCTGTTACTAAGAATATCCCATTGTTACTATCAGTTCCAGATATACGAATTGTATCTCCAGCAACTATTCTATTGCTAGTGTATATATCACTATTAATAGCATTAGCACCACCAACCAATGTCATATAGTGACTTGAAGGTAAGTTAGCCATTAATTACCTACAAGTTCTGGAGCAATAGTAACTCCAGACAAATCTGGATTAGTTTCAACATTTGTAAATTTAATATTACCAACGCTATTACCTATTTGCAAAGCTGTCGTAGTTCTTGTATATATTATTGATTGCTCTGGGTCTTTACTATGGTCAGATTCAAAGTAGAAGAGATTGTATCCACCTGTAGTAGAAGTAACACCATTTGTACACTCAACTATATATTCAGATAAATCTGTCGTACCATCTGCACCCTCTTTATGGTCATATAAACCACCGGCAGATTTTATTTTACCAATAGCATCTATAGACATATTCCTAATATAAGAATATTCGTTTTCAGATAAGTCTCTAGGGTCTCTTCTATTGTTCATACCACCAGACCAATCTCTCACTACTAATAAATCTTTAGCCATAAATATTATTTACTTCCAAATATTTTAGAAAAAAACCCTTTCTTAGATTTTTTACCTTTTGAGCCTCCAATCTTCTTACCTTTTTTCTTTTTCTTTTTTACGTCACCATATAAAGCGTAAGAAAAATCAGAATATCTTTCGGGATGTTCAATCATATCTGGGATTGACCCATGCAAACATGAGGTTGTGAGTAAGGTTACTATTATGTTTGTCATTTCAATCTGCCTCCCCACCCATTACTTCAGCAACTGTATCTGTTGTTGCATCTATAATA